GTCCAAAGCGGAAATCACTTCCGTCCGCAAAGTTCCATTCGACCTGAACGCCTCGAATATTTGGCTGATCTCGGCTGGAACACGATTATTGTTTTCATCGACCAAAGTATCAGCCCGATTGATATCCCGGCTATCTGCGAGAACATTTACGCCTTTGCTCAGGTCTTTCGCTTTGACCCATCCTTGAGGCGTCAATATGGGGTGATTGGCCGTGATGGTAAGAGTGTGACCCCTACGGGTCTTTATGACTACAATCTTACCCGAGTACCAGGATTTTGAAGCAGCATCGAAAGCACCCTCAACCATCGTGCCTGGGACAAAGCAGTTGATCACATTTTCCGCGCTTCCGCTCGGGTCGCCAGGGTACATTAGTTCTTCACCGCCAACCACAAAAGGTTCGTCGATTCCTGCAACTGTTCCATCAGCGTCAAGATGTTCATCCCGCGTTCTGTCGTCCTGCACTGCGAGCCAAGACTTCTTTTCGACGCCGGCCGACTTGTACGCCGCAGTCGACCCGAAGTTCATCGACCCGGCCGACTCCGTGCGCGCAATGCGCTCTGTCCGGTAATCGCGCAGCCCATCGAACTGATCGGAGATACGCGTCTCGAGTTCGACCGTGCTTTCACCGGCAACGATGCCGTCACCCAGAGAATTGGCCAGCAGTTCTTTCGTGGTATCGTTGATGTCCTGCGCCTTCTCGAGACCATGCTCATCAATCCAGGCGCGGAAAGCTGGCTGGACGACAGAGAATGAAACCGAGGTATCGAGTACGTTGTTTGCCAGACGCAAGCCGCCCTGCATGGAGTTCATCCACGACGAATAGAGCTCCTTCTGGACGGCCGCGTTTTCCTCGTCACCGAAGACCGACAGCGTGGCAGTCGAGAGCGCAATCGATGGACTGAGGCCCTGTTTCAAGGAATCGCTGAACGCGGCATTGAACTCTTCCTGCTGCCGGTCGGCGATCTTCTTCACGGCCTTTTTGTACGGCCCCTCGGTCGCGCCTGCGGCCTTGTCGAAAGCCTGCCAGGCTTTTCTCCGCTGGTCGACGGAGAATGATTTTGCGCGCTTCTCGGGCGACAGTCCAGGCGTCCCGTTGACCGGAACCTGTTCGTCGGGTTGCGGCGGCAACGGCTCATCTTCGGCCGGCTGATTGTCGTCCTGCGGAACCGTAGACAATGCCACGTCGTCATCGCCGGATTCCTGATCCTCTCCGGTTTCATCGGGTTTCGCGGATCCTGTAGCGTTGATTTTCCGCATGGTGACGTTGAAAGACTCTTGGACTTCATCGTCGGCGGGATTGCCGAACTTCGAAAGACCGTTCCGCAACCGCCATTCGCCGCGGGTGATGGCGCCGCTAGTCCAGCCTTCGGTGGAAACCTTGAGGTTGAACTCCTTGTCCTCGGGAATGGCCGGCTCGGTCTTGATAACGAACCGCGCATCGAACATGGGCATCAGCTGCCGGTTGACCATGGAATCGAAGCGCATACACCGGTTCGCAACCGGTCCGCTCATGTAAAGGTACTTCGCACTTTCGATGGTTGCCCGGTTCGAGTTGTTCAGAATGCCCATCATTTCGGGCGGAATGTTCCAATGTTCGAGCGGTGCGTTACGCAGGAACTCGCGTGAGGCTACGAAATCAAGTTCCCGCGGCGATGTCGAAAGAATCTGCATTTTCATATCGGCGCCGAGGAACGCGGTCTTGCTGGCGTTCGAAACACCCTGGTATGCCTGGTTCCAGTTCTGGCGCAGCTGGTTCAGCGTTTCTTGGTTGGCCCCTGGTGCGATGACAGCCGACTTCGGAGTGCCATCGTTGAAAAACAGGTTCTTGGCAAACTTGGCGGCATACTCGTCGGTCTCGAGCTCATCGCCGATTGCCTCGGCACGGCCGCGCCCCCGGGCATAGGGTTGCGCCACGTTGGGGCTCTTGAACCATACCACGTTCTCGGGGGCCACCAACAAACTCTGGCTTGCTGTGTTGCCTTGCGGCATGACCAGGAAGTACGGAATCGAAATTGTCGGCGCTGAAATGACCCAGTTCGATGGAATCGGGTAGATCTCGCGGGGGCGGTTCGAAGCGTCCTTGACGACAATCCAGTAGCAATCGCCCTGCAGTTCCCACCAGACGTGAGTCAGGTATCGTAGCGTAAACCCGTCGATGTCGGGCCGGGAAGGAATGGGGTTGTCGAGCAGATCAAAGACCGGATGATCGAGCAGCGGGTCGGCGTCGTTCTTGCCGGCGCGCAGATCGGTCTTGGCGAAAACCTTGAATGGCGAATTGGCGCAGTCGGTGGAAATCATATCCACAGGGTCTAGCCGCGGTGTCGTGTGGAATAGATCTAGGTAGGCCAGAGCATCGCGGCGCGCCGAGTAGCTCCACTTGACCTGGAAAATATGACGGATGGTGTCGGCTACGGTGGCGCTCATCTTGGACACCTGTTCCCGAGCCCAAGTCAGGATTGACTTTTTGCTGTCGAAGATTCCCATTGCACCGCCCTTTGCGCCAATAGTAGTCCTGTGAGGCGTGTTTGTCTAGGAAAACACTAGGCAAAGAAAAACCCCGGCGTGAACCGGGGTTTTGATGATACCAAGCCGGGAGGTGGATTTGAACCACCGACCTACGGGCTAGAAGTCCGTTGCTCTCGTTGACCGAAGCCAACACCAGGCTGAGCTATCCCAGCGCGACGATCACAAAAGTAACATACCGAAAGTGATGTTGTCAACTGCTTTTTTTGCAGCCGGTCCAATAGCACAAGCGGTGACGAAGCCATCTTCTTCCATGATCGCTGTCGGCAAGCCGTTCGCCTTGGCTTTGTTGTGCAGTTCGAGCAAGTGCTCGTCTCCCCATCCTTTCAGTTCGGCTTCGAACTCGTCTGAGAAAAACACCGCTTCGCGCGCGAGCTCTGATGCATGCGCGACTTGCGCCACCAGGCGTCCTAGGCTCATGTTCGCTTTCAAGTTCACAATGATCGCTTGTTTTATCATCTCAACCTCTTTCAACCAATCTAGGAAAACGCCATAGGGAAGCCAATCTCTTCGCGGCGGTAGAAACACAACAACAACCCGTCCGCTCGGTCAGGTGATCGGCCGAGGCGTTTCTTGAACTCGTCCTTGCCTTCGATTTTGCGTTGGTCCTTCGAAGTGTACTTATATTGGCGCCCGCCGAGTTCCTCGAGCAAGAGCGGATCATCGGGCAGGCCGACCTGGTCAATGATCTCGCCGAAGTTAAACCACATTTCATCGGCGACCGAGGTATATTTTTCCTCGTCGTCCGGCTTTCCCCCGAAGTTAACGGCCACGACTTTGGCGCCAAGGTCGCGAAGCTTGTCGGTCACACCGCCTCCCACGCCGGAGTCATCTACCTTGATCGGCACCGATGGGTCTCGCCCGACCAAATCCCAAACCCGGCGCGCGGTTTCCTGCGTATCGAGCTTTGCCCAGACTTCGGCCTTAGTGACCTTCATTCCCTCGCGGACATATGCCGTGGTCTTGTCATCACCGAAGCGAGCGACATCGACGCCGGCCTCTTTCGGCTTTCCGGCCTCTGCTGGGCGGCCGAGCGCCGCGCTGATAGCAACCCGCGGCAGCACCGACTTGTCGCCCTGCGACCGCGGCTTACCGCCGTAGACGTGCTCCCAAAGGTCAGGATCGTCGCGGCGCATCTTGTCCGAAAGCTTCTGGGCGTCGGCATTCCACCAGGGATTATCGGCGCCCTCGGGGAGCATGTCGAGCAAGAGCGCGTCGGGATCGTTCTGGTAGGGTAGCCAGATTTTCGTGAAAATCGGGTCGGCGTCGGTTTCCGGATTGTAGGCAAACCAGAGCTGTGAGCCTGCAACCTTGCCAAGGAGCGGAATCACCATGTCCAGCGACTCGCCGATGATGGTGGCGGCTTCGTCCATGATGAACCGATCAAAGCCCTGCAAGCCCTTGGTATTGCGCGCTGCGCGAAGATCCTTGAGACCGCGGAAGATCCAATGCGAACCGGTAGGCGATTCGCAGTAACCTTGAGACCGAGGAAACCGCCAGCCAGGTAGCTCGAGCCGGTCAACGCATTCCTCGACGGACTGGTAGAGCGATTCCTCGAGGCTTTCCTGGATTTCCCGCAGACACACCACACGGTGCCTGCCGCGATGCGACTGCTGGACGTTGAGCGATACCATGCTCGTGGTCTTGGCGCCAGCAGAACGGCCGCCACGTGCCCCGATGATCTTGCCCTTGAAGTTCCGCGCCAACTCCATCTTCGGACTGACGGCTTCCTTTTTGCGGCGTTCTTCCTCGACCATGATGGCGTAGAGAATCCGGTCGTCGGGACTGAGGGTGTCGAGGAAAGTTGGAGGGGTCAGACGCGGGTTCCCTTGATGGGCAATTGAGGAATCTGGCTACCAGGTTTCAAGTGCTCTTGAATAAATGCCTTAATGGCCACCTCGAATTGATCGGCGACCGATCGTTCACGATCAGTAGCGTCTTCTCGGGCCAGATTGTCAATTTCGAACTTCCATGGATTCCCGCCGGTCTCGGAAATGCGAATCGTCAATACCGTCACTTCTTCCCCACCTTCGCCAACAACTCGGCTTTACGTTTCTCGAATTCCTCGGGAGTCAAATTCGTGAAGTTGAGCTCGCCGGTATGCTCGACTTCCTGTTTGTCGCGCCAGCGATCGGGGCGGCGGTTTTTCAGGTAGAAGATTTGCGCCGTGGTATCGGGGTCAACCGTTTGTTCGAACTCGATGATTTCGACAACACCGCTGGCGACCATTGGTTTCTTGACCAGCTGCTTAAAACCGACAGCCTTTTTGAACAGTGCGCCTTCCACTGCAGCATCGGGATTTTCCTTGCCGTCTTTTAGGGCCTTAAGAAACTCGGGGTGTTTCTTCTGCCAAGCATAGAATGTTGGAATGGAAATGCCGATTTCCTCGGCCATCTGTTCGTCGGTCAAACCTCGGACAGCGAGAGCGTAGGCAAGCTTCGGATGAACCCTTTCGACATAGGGCGACGGCCGTCCACCTGGGTGTTTTGCCGGTGCCTTCTTTTTCGCCGGAGATTTCTTCGCGGCTGGCTTGGCCGGTTTTTGGTCGCTCATAGTTTCAGCCCTGAGGTAGCCGGATTCGGATTCTTAGGCCATGCATCGTGGTGGCCAGGGCCGCGCCGCGGCGTTCCGTGTTCCGGCATTTCCAGATCCTCTTTCGTCCATTCGGATTTCCAGACGTAGCGCTGGAGTTTGGTTGACCATAGCACAAGATCAAGCATTTGTTGAAAGTCTGTCACCGTTTCCGTCTCCAGTCGTCACCGTTGAACCTGACGAGAAGGCTGTCCTCCGACAGGCGAGACATCACGTCCTCGCCCATGAAGTTTTCCAGGCAGTTCGAGCAACCCTGTTTGTCGGCGCAATCCTTGCGGACGTGCTTGTTCGAAATCAGGATCGTCGGCAGCCGTCGCGTGTGGCGCTTGTCTAGAATGTAACTCAACCAGCTCATTTCGGCATCAGAGCCTTTTGTGCGGCCCATCTCGTCGATGGCCAGCAGCGGAAGGCGAGCGAGTTCGTCCACGATATCGAACTCGGTACGTGTGGCCAAGCTGGTATAGCTGGCCCGGATCCTGGCGGAGATCTCGTACATGGTCATAATGCGGCCGGCGTTCTTGGCTAGGATCGCCGCTACGGCTAAGTGCGTCTTTCCCGTGCCGTTCCTTCCCGTCAAGACAAGCTTGATGACTTCTCCTGACAAAAGGCGGCGAACTGACTGGACGGCCTTGGAGAGTTCTTCCGTGTCAGCGTTGAAGGCTTCCAAGGTTGAGTTCTCGTGCTCGGGTTCGATGTTGGCCGTTTCGATGAGGCGGCGCAGTTCATAGGCCTTGGCCGCGGCCTGCTGTGCTTTGGCGGTTTCGTCATCGCAGAGCGGACACATGGCAGTCAGAACCTGGTCGAAAAGGGTGATGGGTTCTGGCGCTTCATACTCGCCGTGTTTGTCGCAGATTTGTTTCATGGTTCCCTCATGTCGAGCCCGGCTGATGCCGTGGCCGGGATTTTATGGCCGTTGGGCCGTTTGAACTTTTCCAATGGTTTGGCTTCGGGTGCGAACTTCTCTAGACCCTTGTTGGTCAGGAAGTTCAGAACTGTTCCGTACGGGTAGTCAAACTTAAACCTGACCTGGTCGCCGATAACCGTTGCGTACGCTCGGACGGCTTCGATGGTCTCGTCGTGCGAGTACCAGGACAGCGCCTCCAGGATCTCGCCTGCGTTTGGAATGTTGACCGTGGACTTTCGGAAAGGTGTGAGGCCGAGGGCGTTCCATGCCGAAATCGTGGCATCGAGCTCAAGTGCTGTCGGAACTCTGACGCGACCGCCGGATGGTTCGATGTCGCCGAGATGAAGACCCTGTTTCGGCTCTCGCGCACCCGCACGAAATAAATTCTGTTCTGTACTCTGTTCTGTACTCTGTTCTGAGTCTGTACGCGTGACATTTTGTGACGGAGATTTTTTTGTCACGCGTGACATGTTTTCATTGGTCACGCGTGACATTGGTATCTTGTTACGCTGTCTACGTTTACGATCAAGTGCCGTCGGGTCGGTGTCGGAAACAAACTGCCGTGTTACCCATCCATGGACGCAGAAAACAGGCTCTTTTTCGGTTCCATCGCCATCGTCATCCAAAAGGTGGTTTTTTGCGAGAATTTCCAGCATGTCACGCGTGACGTCACGCGTGACTCTGAGGATAAATGCCACGTCGTCAAGCGGCGGAATTTGACCTGCCTTGTTGTGTTCCTTGGCGATGCAAAGGATGTTGATCCAGAACTTGAACACCTCTGCGGGCAGCTTCTGGATTGGAGGGTCATTCAATATTTCAGTGTAGAGACGAAGCCAGGATTGAGCCATATTCAGTCGACCAGCTGTACGTTGGCGATTCTTGGCTTCCTGTCAGAGCGCGTCTTAAGCGGTATGCCGGCCTTCTTGAGCAGCCGGTACAGCGTCGTAGCGCTCGGGATTTCCAGCTCCCGCATGGCGTCTTGAACAGACATGGTAGATTCGTAGACTTCCTTGAGACGGGCCTTGCTAATTGTCATGTAGCACCTCTTTTAGCAGATTATTGAGTTACTTTTACATTGTCAACCGCGAAAAAGCGCGCCCCGGATTCGGTTCCGGGCGAGTGGACCATACCAACGCGCTATCGCCTGATTTTCACCGAGTCTGCAGGCTAGACCACGGCCCTGAGAGTGGGGCTACCATTCCGTCCGAACGTGGATATAGAAGCCGAATTCCAGATGAAAACGGTTCACGATGAACTCCGCGAACTGATAGTTCGAAGGGTCAGCTTCTTCGATGAGGACTTCAATCTGCCGTTCGTCATCCGGTTCGGGCCAAAGACAGGTGATCTCCCTGACTTCGCGCACGCCTAGGTCTCCCCAGTTGATCGCGCCCATTCCCTGCCTGTCGAGATGCTCGATTCCGTTGATGATTCGATCGATGGCTTCGGCGATCTGCTGGCCGGTCATTTTGGGTTCGTTCATGCCGGGTTCGCTTTACCGGTAGCTCCGCATTTGCGGCACGGCTCGAACTTGTGGCCGGTTTCATGATTCCAGCCGCGCCATTCCTTGGCCGTTCCGCAACAAGTGGGACAGTTCCCTGTTTCTGCGACATACCGCGCTCTGGCTGCATCCATATCGGCTTCGGTGACGACGAGCGTCACCCATTCGGCTTTCGGCGCCCACTTTCTGGACCCGTCATTTTTCCGCGTTGTTGGCGAACCCTTCACAATCTGACCACCGGTCACAGATTCCCAAGAAACCCAATGCCATGTCGGGTCGGGCTTTTCCAGCTTGGCCAGACATGCCTCATTCAGCCAATCTTTTCTTGATTCGGACTGTTCCATAAAACCCCCTTTCTTGTTTCATTACCTCTTCCGCCTTCACATGTCCGTCGACGTGAATCCCGAGCATGACCCAGGATTGCAGCCAGCGGTCGCAATGCGGACACGGAATACCGGTCCGCGGCGTGAATCGGTGCGGTTGGATGTTGTTCATTCGAAATCGCGCGGATCGGGTCGACGTCCCTGGTCAGTGATGGCCACGGCGATACGAAACCACGGGTCGGAACCGTCGGGAGAAATCTCATATTCTTCTTTGAGCCATTTTGCGATTTCGACCAGCTGCTCGAGCGACAGGGTTCCGCTTGGCTCCATCACCGCCTCAACGATCTTGTCGAGTTCCCACGGCATGAGACGCTGGACGACGGTCTTGATTTTGGCCTTGATGAGTTCGCGGCGGTCAGACATGGAGGGCCTTCGCTTTGTGGTAGGCGCAGATGAAAGTCTCCGATATTGCCTGATTTCCCACG